GACTTTGTTCACAGTAAGATTATCGCCGTATCCGTCTTGGTTTTTACCTGCAAAACTCATGGTAACGTGCAAGCCTGTTGAATTGTTTGTTTCTACATTTTCGTTTTCAAACCAAGTAAACAGTTTTTTCATTTCTGTTAACATTTCACGTGGTGAACTATAAACTGGAGAAATGATCTCTGCACCTGTGCCATAACTGTCAATGGAACTGTCTGATTCTACACGCCAATATGATTGACCACTGCCATAATAACTGTGGTAGTCACCCCATTTAACTTGGTCGAATTTGCTGTTTTCGTTAGCCCAAGTTTCCATGTAATCAGCAACTGTGCCTAGGCCGCCGCCACCATCTGGATTGCTTAGATAGTGTCCATATTCACTTAAACAACTGTTCCAACTGCCGTATTCATAATTTGCCCAACGATCTATATCATAATCATCTCTGACATCGTCATAGGCTCTGTCCATTGCTTCACCAGAATCTCTGATTTCTTCTTCTAGGTACTCAATGAAATCATCCATCAATTCTTCTTCGACATACTGACGACCCCAATTCATAAAGTCCCAATCTTCATATTCTTCTTGATCTTCTTCTGGTAAGTCATCTAGTATGCGTTCTTTGTAGTCTTCAATGTCGTCTTCGCTGATTTCATTTTCTATGTACTCATTGAGATAGTATTCGTCTTCTTTGCGTTCGTTTACTATTTCATTAACAAAATCGCCTTCGCGTTCCATTGCTTGATCTGATACCCAATCTTCGTATGCTTGTTCAATTTCTCTAGAAGCACTGCGACCTTCTTGATCATCCAGCATTTCTTCGATATCATACCAACTGTAGTCATCTAACCAGTTCTCATCATCGCCGCCACTTATGCCTTCCCATGATGTTTCTGCCTCAAAGCCACAGTTGATAGGCATGTCTAATGCTTCTTTGGCAATTGATTTTTTATTGAAGTTGATTTCAAACAGTTGCTCTGAACCTTGTTCTATGAGTTTGTTTTTGCGAATAAGTTTTTTGATCTTTTTGTGTAAGCGGTTCTTTTTGTCTTTTTTGTTAAGCAGTTTGTTTATTTTACTACTGCTTTCTTCTGCGTATTCTGGATTTGCAACATTTAATTCATCGTCTGCATCTACTACAGAATATTTTTTATTCTTTGGGTTTTGCACAACAACTGCATCAGGCTTTGGCCCATCGCCTATTGGTGTTTTAACAATGCCTAACTCGTCGCCTCTGTCATTATAATATACTTCGCCTTGTCCTATTTCGCCAGCCTTAGCAGGAACAAATTCTTGTTTAGGTGTAGTTGGTTTAACTCCTGTTGTTACTGGACTTGATTTAGGAGGGTTAACTGTTGGACTTTTTGCACTTCTATTTACAGTGCCGCCTTTATTATATGTAGGTGCACCTGGTGTAGAACCATATTCTTTTAATATATGCTCAATAGTTTTTATGCTTCTAAACTTCATCGGTTTAACATTCTCAATCTGCGACTTGCTGAATTAAACTTTTTAGTCCTCTGCGACTTCCTTGCCATTCTATTGCCAAATTTTGCTTTATTACGTTTTAATGTGATACGTTTTTTCATGTTAATAGGCGCACTACACTGACTTGCAGTTGCTACAACACGACCTTTACGTCTACCACTGGTACAACGCACTGCTCTAACAATTTTATTTCCTCTCTTGCGCCATACCATTCTGGCTTCAAGTAAATTTTCTTCTGTTAGTTGTTCGTACTTCATGCCATAATTCTCATGATTAACCCACCTACTGTAGCAAGTAATGTTGTAACCGTAATACCAACAATGGCCACAATCCAACCTTCTAACTTGTTAAATCTTGCTTTTGAATCTTCTTTGAATTCTCTGAGCTCAGTGGTTATGTTTTCTATACGCAACATATCTGCAATAATATGTGCTTCTAAATTGCCACCTTCCAGATACTTTGGCTGTTCTTCTACTTTGATTTTTGGTTCTGTTTTACGTGGCATTTTTTATCCTATAATAATTCTTGTTTTGTAAATTCCATATTGATAGAATTTTTTGTATCTATAGTGCCAATATTTAACACTATTCCGTCGAGCTCGTTTTTAAGTGTATCAATTGTATGTACATCTTCCCTTTCAAAAGCAAACTTAAAAATCCAACCTGCTCCTGTTAAACTTGGTGCACCAAAATTCTCTAAAACATTTGCACCAACACCATTTAGTTCTATCGGGTTGTTCATTACAACAGGCTGAGCTCTTAATCCTATAACCTGTACAACACTTTCAAAATCTTTCTGTGTATTATCGGCATAATTACCTGTGCGGGTAATGTCCAATGTAGTAAACAATGAATAAAACTGAATATTGCCTGATACAACTTCAGAACTTCCCATTGCTCCGCTTCTTTGTCCAACCATATGTGTCTCCTGTATTACACTATTTATCATAAATAATTCGTATAGGATACACACATGATAGACAACAGAATTCAATCAGCCAGTAGTGTTGAATTTTTTTATAGTAAAAACAAAGACACCTGGTATGCTATACCGTTACGTAACGGCTCTTCGTTATTCAGAGATATACAATTACATCTCACGGATATAGAAACTTCCCACACTATGGATATAACAAGCCGAGATATTTTTATCAAGTATAAAAAATCTAGATTTGTATTTTTATATCGCAATCCTATTTTGAGATATGCATCTGCCTGTACTTTTTTACAACATAAATCTATTGAAATATATAAATTGTATGAAGAACAGGTTAAATGGGATGAAATTACAAAAGAGAACATAGGTAAAGCACATGAAGAACTGGGTGCTGATCCTGATGGATTGTTTTATAATTTCAGTTTTCACGATCCACATTTTATTCCAACAGTTTTTACACAACTTTTTTACTCCACCCTAGTAGATAATTACCAATTTGTACACATAGACGACTATTCAGATTTTTTACTTGAAGAATTTAACACTAGACTTGAAGATGGAATCTCAGCAACTGGTGAACCACTATTAAAATTAATTGAGAAACGAAAGGAAAATAAAGAATGTTTTTCAAAGAGATTGTATAAAAATTTTGTTACTTTTTTACAAACACCAAACGAAAAATTTAGATTGAATACAAAGCCATTAGAAAATCCGGGTTGCACATTGAATGATTATCTATACCCTGATATTGTTATGCACAAGTATCTCAACAAATACAAAGGTGTTAATAGACAACATAACATAGAACACATTGCCCGAATGCTTAGAATGTATCCTTATACTTTTTGGAGGTCAGCAGTTCATGCTGTAAAACTAATTGAGTTCTATGACATTGTTGATGAAAGGATCAAAGATGCACTAGACAGTGCATATTCTAATTTAGAAAAATGTATACTTGATCACAGTATTAATACAGACTTATACAAAGTTTTGTCAAAAGAAAAGGGACTATAAGTCCCCTTCCTGTGTGCATAACGCACGATCCCTAAGGTATTAGGATTAGTTATTAACCGAAAGTTGCGATTAATGTTGCGCCTGTAATAGATGGTGTTGCTGATGCACCTTGTAGTGCAATGTGCGAGCCTGAAGTTGTACCTTCAACTGCTACAACTACAAAACCTTCGTTTTGTGCTTCTAAACATGCCGCTTCAACTGTTACAACTGATACGTCATCAACTTCAAGGATAAAAGTTTTTCCTACGAAGCCGTTTGCCGCTCTAACTGCCGCATTTGGATTTGCTTGTGCCATTTTTATTCTCCTAAAAAATGTTTATGTTACATATATTTATCTTTTTTGTCAAAAAAATACCCGCTATATAGCGGGTATTTAATGTTAATAAACTAAGTGTAACTTAGAATGAAACGTCTGCAATAACGTAACCTGCGATGTCGCCATTTGCTAAGTTATCAGCACCTTCAACGATCATGTTAACTGTATCACCTGAAACTGCACCAATTTTTAGTGTAGAAAGGTTTAAGTTCTGTACTGAACTTACGATTGCTGTTAAATCTGAAGCACTGATGTTACCTGACTGCTGTTGGAAAGACTTTAAGAATACGTCCTTACCAATAAACTCACCTGCGGCTGCCGCTCTTCTATCTGCTTGTGCCATTTTACTCTCCTAATATATTTGAGGAAGATTATCTTCCCTCTTACGTTTATTTATCAAATTTTGAAATTTTTAGGTTTACTTAGGTTTCTTAAATGCTTTGTTATAGGCCGTCTTAATTGCTGAACCTGCAGTTCTTGCTATTTTAACAGGAGTTCTTTTTGCAAGTGATATATCATCATCGTCAGCATATTTGTTTATAGGACTAGTCACTTTGTCCTTCCATGTCTTTTTGACTTTGTTTTTTATACTGTTAGGATCTTCAAGATCAAAGTATGCTTTTCGAGCGCCTAGGCTATCTAATTTATTTGAACTAAAACTTTTTGTTTTGTTTTGTGATTTTGACCTTAGATCTTCAGGATCAGTTTTTTGATCACCGGAAACCTTTGAACCTGTGCTATCTGAATCCTTACTCTGTTTTCTATCTGTGCCATCTCTGTATGTGGTATATTTGCCTCTGCCTATACCAGCGCCTTTGCCTGCATCTTGTTGAGCTTTTTTGTTACGAGCAATTTCTGCGGCAACATCAAATGGCACATTTGACTTTTGTAATTCTGCTTGTATCATGTTGGCTAGGATTGTGGAGTCTTTGTCGCCAGCCGCTCTCATTCTGTTGAGAATTGCAACGTGCTCTGGTCTTACTGCTTCTGTAATTTGCTTAATTTTCATACCATTTTCCTAGACCAAAATTTTTCTATTTTAGAAATACTTGGCTTACTAACGTATTTATCAGTTTTTGGTTTTGGTTTTGCTGTTGCTTTAGGCTTTGCCACAGGTTGGTTGATTGCATCAAGTGATATTAATAATTCACTGCCCCTGCCTGTGCCACCACCAATTACACGTAATTCATTTTGAAAACGTCTAACTAGTGCTCTACGATTTTGATCGTTGAGTCTTGGCCAATCTAGCACAGAACGTCTCCAAGTTTTATACCTACCATCGGTGATATTGAGTTGTGACTCTAATCTAAACAAGTATGTGGTAAGTTCACTGCCATCAACATAGTCTCTTTGTATTTTACGTAAGAAATTGATATGTTTATCTTTGCTGAATTTTAATCTGTCTAAAAAGTTTTTGCTGTTTACAGGATCTTTGATATTAAAATTATCATTATCAGGGTGACATATTTGGTATGCTAACAAGTACATATCTGTAGCATGTGTTCTAAACAGTGCATAAGTGCTGTATTGTGCTGTAGCACTTGCATATTGCTTTGCTGTTTTGTTAAAATCTTTATCTAAGTACAGCATAGCCATAATTAAATTGTTCAAGTACATGAGATTAGCAATGTCTCTGCCTGTAAGTGTTGCAAAACGTCTTGTACTTCTAAACAGTCTTGATTCACACAATTCACTGTCAATTAATTCAAAACCTTCGTTTGTAGGCCATGGACCCCAATCCTGATGCTTTTGAATGAGTTCTGTAACTTGTTCGGCTGTGTATGTTTTAATATTGCTTGGGTCTGCTATACCATAATACAAATCTTTTTGTACACCGTTTCTGAACATTTTGCCCATCTCGCCTTTGTGGTTATTACTAAGGTCCCAAACCATGTTGCCTTTTTCTACCCAGGCATGTCCATATGGTTTTCCTATGCCTGGACCTCCCAGTCTAGGTAAAATATCTGCATGTACCAATGTTTTTGTTCTGTCTTTGAACAGCACTTCTTTTGCGGCCGCTTCATAACAATCACCATCTGCTCTAACATTTTCTGGTAACAATTTTGCTCGAGTATTTCTATCACCATTGTAAATATTGTCAAACTCAATGTCCTGCCTTGTGTTTTTATCAAATCCTACAACTCTGTTTCCTGCCTTTTGTTTGAGATTCTGCCATACTTTATTTCCTGCAGGTGTTTGACTAGTAAAACTATATAGTGGTTGTTTGTATGCTTTACTGACTGCCAAATAAACAGGCACTGCAAAACCTCTGCCTGTATACTGATTATGCACTGCTACATTTTTAGTCATCCAACCATCCAGATGTTTTTGAAGAACTAGAAGAAATATTGGATTATCTTGATCTAGTAAAAATACAATTCGCACAGTGCCATTGTCATACACTTCATTGTTAGGAAGTCCTGGTATAGATGACAGTTTTATGTATCCATTTTCACCAAATGGTTGACGTCCGGATGCTTCTTGATATTTGTCAGTGATGTAACTGCTATCGTTATTGCCGTAAGGCTTTTCTTGATATATTTCAGAAATTAAACTCATGATCCTGGCTTGCCTGTTCCAAAGTTTATTCTGCTAAACTCTAATCTATCAACTAACTTTAATCCGTTGCCCATTCTATCGATTGCAACAAAACCTTCGTCGTTGGTAACACGGAACTCATCGCCATCTTGTGCAAACTTTTGCATGCCACTAAGTGCATTAAGTTTTTGCACAATAATCACCTTTGCATGTATAATTTTCAAATACAAATCATATACTGCTACAATTTCCTTGGCGTGTTCTTTGATAAATTTTACACCTGCAATCATTTTCTCTGTTTTAGCGTCTTTGGTTTCTTGTCTCTTAACTTTGTCTATTTCTTTTGTCCAGTAACCAATATATTTTTGCACAAAGCCATTGGCAAAAACTTCGGGTTCGTCAAATGCTCCTGCACGTATTGCATTGTTTACATGTGCTTTTAGTTGAGGCAAGAATTCTTCTACTTCATTTTTACCTGATTCTAACCAAGTAAATGTGCTCCTGTCTATCTGCTTTAGATAACCATTTGCTGTTGTAATAGCATTTAACACCGTAGCACTTTCTTCATCAGTCATACTCACTGTGCCACTGACATCATCTATTGTGGCATCTGCTAACCAAATATCACTAGAATTACCCAGTGACTTAGCATTGAAACCAAAGTTGGCTTGCATGTCATTTATTGTAGGACCACCAGTGTATTCAGTGTGCCACACAATGCCCATTTCTGTTGACTGTATCTTTTTTGCTAGTTCGCTGTCTTTGGGTATAGCATACATAATTGTGTTTGGCTTGAATGCAATAAGTTTTTCACCTTCCCATTCAAGTTCTTGTAAGTCTTCTTTGCTGTACATAAAGTCGCCTTGTACAACTCTGCCATTCCAATTGAGTTTACCAAGTTTTGCTAATGCTAATTTTAATTTTTTATTTAGACCTTCTGCAGGGTGATTGTTGTCAATATCTCTGCCGGTGAAATTCAGTTTGGGTGTTTTGGCAAACACACCTTTTGTGCCTACAAAGAATCTGTTGCTCTGTGGATCAATACCTGCAATGATAGCAGGAGCACCGTCCCACTTTAATGTCATATTAAACTTTTGTTTGCTGTTGCCTTCCAGCATTTGGTGTAAACTGTACAAGTAGTCTATGGCTTCTTTGGCACCTGCATACCCTTTGTTGAAGATGTGGTCTTCAAGGTGCTCCATGTGAGTATTTTGCTCTGCTTCAGCAAGAAAACTCTCACTTAGTAATTTTGTTATTAAGGGTTTTGAGACTTCAACAAACTTCATGTTGGTCTACCTTACATATCAAATTCTTTTTGCGTTGCGTCTGGCTGGCCGCCTTTAGCCAATTTTAGACCTAGTCCGCTGGCAAGAATTTGAGCGATTGCTTGTCTTTGTGCTGATGACAAATCTTTTAAGCCATCAATTAAGTTTGGATCAACAGAACCTTTTGCTTGTGCAACAGGATCATTTGACAATTGCGAACCATAATAAGTACCATGAAAATTAGTTGATTTTTGTGCAATTTTTATAAAAGATCGTTGTAAAAACTTATTAAGTACACGTGGATTATCGTACACATCCGTTTCAAAATTTTCTGGAAC